TATTTATACCAAAAAGATATAACTTACATGAATGAATACTGGCCAAATCGTAATACAGAGTCACAACCGAAATTTTATGCAATGTGGGATCAAGACACAATATACCTTGCGCCTACACCAAATTCTGCATATAATATAGAATTAGCTTTGAACAAGCAAGAAACAGGGTTGTCATCATCTAATACAGAAACTTGGGTGAGTACAAACGCCCCTAAAGTCTTACTTTATGCTACACTATGTGAAGCATTTAGGTTCTTAAAGGGTCCTGACAACATGCTTCAATACTATGAGCAAGGCTACAAACAAGCATTACAAGGCTTGCAACTTGAACAACAAGGTAGAAGAAGACGAGATGAATACTATGATGGTGTTATTCGTTTTCCTCTAGAATCGAAACAACCATAAAGGAGATATAAAATGGCAATATCATCAGCAATATGCAACACCTTTAAAGGGGAACTTTTAGAAGGTAAGCATAACTTTTCGTCTGGTAGTGGTCATACATTCAAGATAGCTTTGTTCACTTCATCAGCTTCCTTGGGTGCATCAACTACTGATTATAGTACAGCAAACGAAATAACTAATACTTCAGGATCTGCGTATACTGCAGGTGGAAAAGCATTAACAAACAACGGTGTTACAAGCTCATCTGGAGCTTCAACAGCATTTGTTGATTTTGCAGATGCTCAATTTACATCAGCAAGTTTTACAGCTAATGGAGCTATGATTTATAACACTACTACAGCAGGTGGATCAGGAACTACTGACGCTGTTTGTATACTAGCGTTTGGTGGTGACTTTACTGCAAGTAACGGTACATTTACTATTCAGTTTCCAACTGCCGACACAAGTAGCGCTATTATAAGAATTGCATAGGAGAAGCTAAATGGCTTTTATCCTAAACGATCGAGTTAAGGTTACCTCGACCACACAAGGCACAGGTGTATTTGCACTTGGTAGTGCCACTGCTGGTTTTGAAACTTTTGCTTCTGGTATAGGTGGTGATAATACCACGTACTATGCAATTGCTCATCAAAGCTCAGCAGAGTTTGAAGTTGGTTTTGGTACATTAGATTCTGATGGTGACGCATTAACTAGAACTTATATTATTAACAGTTCAAATAGTGATGCGGCTGTAAACTTTACTGCAGGAACAAAAGATGTATTTTGTACGATGCCAGCCTCTAAAGTTGGTTTGCCATTTCCACAAGAGTATGGATCGTCAAGTGCACCTAAGATAATTACTGTTAAAGTAGGTTCTAAAACAAGTAACCATCCTTATCCAGCAGGAGGAAGTTCTAGTAGTAATGCATACTTTTTAGATGGACTTGAAGCTCCAGCTTTACGTTTTGCTGGTGCTGATCCTAATGCTAAATATTACTACAAGTTTGACACATCAGATAATAGTAACTCAGGACACCCTTTACGTTTTTATTTAGATGCTGCTAAAAATAATGCATACACAACAGGTGTAACAACTAGTGGATCTGGAGGTAGTTCAGGAGATTATGTTCAAATAGCAGTGGATGCTAACACACCAAATATATTGTATTATCAATGTTCTTCTCATGGATACATGGGTAACCATGCTGTTAACGTGTCTAATAGTGTAAACGGCGATTTGACTCTTAACTCAAAACTTAAAATGCCAGATAATACATCTGGTAAAATATTAGTTGGTGACGGCACCAGCTATGAAGAAGTAGCTGTTTCTGGAGATGCAACACTCTCTAGTAGTGGCGCTTTAACAATAACAGGAGGCGTGACACAAGGCTTTGTAATTGCAATGTCCGTGGCGCTTTGATATAAGGATTTACTATGGCACAAGATTTTGAAAGAGCATTTGCAAGAAACGTAGGGACAAGTGCGGTTTCTTTAGTAACATCAAACTCAGACGACGCACTAATTGGTATTCGTGTGACAAACGTTTTAGCGGCAACTATTCAAGTTGATGTATATATTTCTAGTGGTGGTAATGATTATCACATTGCTAAAAACTTAAGTATACCACAAGGGTCAGGTTATGAGCTCATACAAGATGGCTCAAAAGTAAACATCTTAAATGGTGATGTATTAAAAATTAAATCAGATACAGCAAGTTCAGCTGATGTTTGGGTATCATTTATAGATAGTATTAGTACGTAGGAGGTATCATGGGTTACACAGGTCCAGCAACATCAGATCAATTCAAATCCATGTCTACCCAGTCAATCACTGGGGATGGTTCTGCTACTAGTTTTTCATTAAACGCACCTGTAGCAAATTCGTCAGAAATAAGATTTGTTGTAAACAACGTTGTACAAAAACCAGACGTAGATTATTCTGCAACTGGCACAACTCTGTCAACTGGTTCGAATGTTTTACAAAGCTCTGATGCAGCTTATGTTGTATTCATAGGACAAGCAGTAGGTTCACAAACACCTTCAACAGGTAGTGTAGATCACACAGCTATTTCATCATCTTTTAATGGCATGTATTTAAACTTGGCAACGGTAACATCAACAGTTACAATAGCATCAACACAGAATGCTTTTTTGGCTGGGCCAGTAAACTTTACTAATACCGTAACGGTAGAAGGGACATTGACAGTTATATAATGGGAACTTTATTTGTAGATAAATTAGATCCACAATCAGGAACATCATTAGAGATTGGTAGTTCAGGGGACACAATCACGATTCCTTCTGGATGTACAATTACAAACAATGGCACACAAACAGGATTTGGTGGAGAAAATACTCCAGCTTTTTATGCAAAAAGAACGGCCACACAAGCAGTATCAGCAAATACCTGGACTAAAATACAATATAATTCTGAAGAATGGGATACTGCATCAGCTTATGACTCATCATCTAATTATCGTTTTACTCCTCAAACGGCTGGTAAATATTTTTATAGTTTAGGTTTACAGATGCGACCTGATAATGGAACTGGAAATTTAGTTTTAATAAAATTAGCTTTGTATAAAAATGGGTCAATTTATAGTAATGCAACAATAGATTTTAGAAATGACCGTGCTTATGAAGGAATACCACCATTAACAGGAGCAATTAGTTTAAATGGTAGTTCTGATTATATAGAAGGTTATACTTATGCTGCAACAAATTCAGACTCAGCATTAACAATTAGAGATACAACAGACTCACCTAACCCAAATTGGTTTACAGCCAGTAAATTAATAGGAGCGTAACATGAGTTTAACAATTTTAAAAGGAGGTCTATATGGCAAGTCTATCAACTAAAGTTAAGCTTT